GTGTGTAGTGGGGCGCGTGCTATACACATTTGCTATACACCACCTGTCGGTGGCGGTGACACTCTGTATTATCTACAGAATGTCGGTATGTTATTAGTATTAGTGTATGACTTGTACTTCTTGAAACAGTTCATTGACTCGAATCTTTCTTTGTTACGTGTGTATACTTCGTCGTGATTATAAGTAACTGACTTACCTTTCTTTGTAACAAATGTTATTACAGTGTTAGTACCTATTAGTGATTTTCTAATTACAAATCTTTT